GTCCAATTCTGTCCGACCTCTTTTACTGATACGTTGTCCCAAAACCCATAAGCACCATTATCATAAACATAAAGTCTTAATTGAGTTGATGTAGATGTAGCTACAAAAGTAAAATTAAAACTTCCATCAGCATATAAGTTTCTAAATTGTGAGTCTGCATTTGTAAAAAACGCTAATCGACTTGAAGTGCCAATAAAAGCGTCTGCTGTTACTTTATATGTTTTGCCAACCTCAGTAGTTATGTTTTGTGACGGATAACCACTCCCACCACTAATAGCTACTTTTAACCTACCACTATCAATACTTAGTGTTGCATTAGTATTAGGTGTCCAATTTGTAGTGCCATTAGAAAAATCGCCATTAGTAACAAGTTCACTACCTATCTGCTCAAAGTTTCCGTTTTGTACAAGCTCTCCACTTAATATCTGTACGTCTTCTACAAGCCCTTGCTCGTTTACTCTTGTAGCACTTGAACCTCTACTAAAGTCAAAGTCGGCTTCTTGTATTTCTTTTACGCTTACGTTGTCTATAACCAAAGTAGTCATATCATCTCTACCACCTATTGATAAATAAGTATGAGTAGCTGTTGCTGTAAATATCTTTTCGTGGCTACCAATTCCTATATCTCCACTTCCATATATATTTGTTGGAGAACCTGTTGTAATTGCATTTGATGTTCCTACTCGAATATGTGTTGGCTTGTTAGTGCTAATAACATCTAACTTAATTAAATATTTTTTACCCTCAACAAAATTTACTTCTGAGAAAGCTACTCCATATACACCACCTCCACCTGCACTCTGAATATCTAACTGACCATTACTTACTGACAAAGTAGTATTGACATTACCTACCCAACCATTTGTGCCATCGCTAAAGTCTCCGTTTACTACTCTTTCCTCAAAGACTTGATAAGGTGGTATAACAGTATTTAAGCTACCATCTGAATATGCAGTAGGTGTTAAGACTATACTTGCTTTATTGTTTAAGTCTTTTAAGGTCGCATCTGTGCCATCTGAGTTCTCGTAATAGTCAGAGTGGTTGTATAGCTTATTGGTCGCTGCGTGGTCGTAGTACACATCGCCAAAGCCCTCTGCTTTACTTTCGCCCCAATTGCTTCTGTGATATATTTCGTTTGGCATTTAGAAACTTTTTTAATTTTGTTATATTCTTATCTTTTATTTTGTATCTCAAAGCACCCATCCGTTAAACAATGAATCATTATCAGGATATACATCAGAGTCAGAGTTGCTATTGTACTCAGGAAATAAATTACTGTTAAAGTTCATATACTCCACAAACCTACGAGTGTAATACTCTGCTGTGTTTCTTGCTTTTTGTACTAAGTAGTCAACCTCTGATCTACTTGCACTCTCAGCGTTTTCAGATGTATGTTTAAATACGCCACCATTCTTTATTTGATAAGCAGCGTAAGGAATGTAATTAACCTGCGCCCACCATATAAGCATGGGCTGAACGTAATCATTAACAAGGTTAAGATAATCCCCTGATAGCGTACCTGCGATGATATCTGCACTAATCTTATTGTATAGGTCTGTACCTAAATAATTCTGCACCTCAATCTCTTGTGCTATACGAATAAATTGAATATATTTATCGCTGTCGGTATTACCATCAATGATACTGTTCTTAACTAAGTCCGTTCTTGATATAAATAGTGCTGTTGCCATATTAAGATGGATAAGCCCCTTTTGTTGGGGTGTTAATTGGTGCTATTTCTGATTTCTTTTTACCTCTTGGCTTTGGTTTGTAGCTTTTAGGTAAGTCTTTTGTTTTTTTATAGTCAGATATATCTTCGCTTTTTTCTTTATTTTTCTTTAAAACATATAAAACCTCTTTCCATATATGTCGGCAGTAAATACCGCCCTTATGTTCAAAAATGGAAAATTTCTGATTATTGTGCATAGGTAACTCAGCAGCTTTAAAATTAAGATTTCGTGATGCTCTATCTATGTCCTCTAAACGATATACAACCCCTGCTTTTGATGCAGCCATCATATCGCTACAAAACTTTCTTGACTTGCCACCTGATTTTCTTGATCCAATCGCATACTTATATCTAACCTTATAATTAGATTTGTCTAAATAACTAAACCCACTTGGTTGACTTGCAACTTGATAAAGGTTTTCCTTTTCTTTTACAAAATTACTTACCCATTCTTCTTCGCTTACGTTTTCTTTGTTGTAATCTCTTTCGTCAACTAACTCCCATTCGTCTGTAACTATTTCGCCTTTTAGAGAATCAAATATATTATCATACATTTCGTCAGTTAAACCTTCTTTTGATAATTCCTCTTTATTCATCTTTACACCTGTTTCCTCTTCTCGTGTTTCAGAGTCCTCTACATTATCAAGGTCAGTAAACTCTAAGGGCTGTAAGGTCTTAAAGTATAGATTAAGTGCGATGTTGTTATAAGCAAGGATTTGCTCAAAGTTTTCAATCAGCAATCTTTGAAATGGACGTATAACTGTGTTATCCATAAGCAAGGTAGCTGTTTTAAGCTCGTCTGCGTTATTTCCAAGCCCTGTATTGTCTTTAATTCCCAAAAGCATAGGAGATACTACCCTGTGTGAAACAAGTATCTTACGTGCGCTCTCATCGCTTAAAAACTGATACTGATTATGTGCATCACTTAGTTGAATAGGTTGTATATCAGCAGCAGTTTCAGCGTTATCGTTAAAAGCCAAAATAAACTTACCTGCGTTACTACTGCCACTAAACTTTTCGTAGATGCGTCTTTCTATTAGTTCTCTTTGTTCAGGATCAGGTGTTCCGTTGTTAAAGTTGATAAGCATTGATGGTGCTAAGCCATTCATTATATTGTTTAAGTGATAGTTGCTTATCTCTTCCTCTAATTCTGCGTACTGTGTGCCACCTTGATAGTCAACAGGCGAATAGTACTTAAATCCTGCTCTATAAGGTTTAATATACAAAATCTCTAACCCCTCTTTAGAAGTTCCAAAAGCAGGGATACGTTTAAGCTCATCGCTCTTTTTGTACTTAGACCAATCATAGTGATAAAAGTACGCTTCTATTTCGCCTTTATCATTGCACTTCTCAGCTCGTAATGTTTCAACAGGAATATGTTCAAGTTTTACAATCTTACTTCTGTCTTTAGAATAGATTACCTGCAAAGCACATTGACCCATTAGTTTAAAGTCATATACTACCTTACGAACGCAGTCAGCATTAAATAAAGACACCATCTGTGCGTACTCATCAGGTTTTCTGTTGCTATCAGTAGCATCTAAACCCTTACCATAAATCATTTCGCTAATTCCGTTTATGATAGCGTTGTTGGTAGGGCTTCCATTATATCTGTCTATAAGATATTGAAAGTAGTTGTTATCATCTCCATACGATACAAACTCTTGATTCCGTACTTCTTTTACAGTAGGGCTTGTGTAGGTGCTTAAATTAACTATCCTTAAATCGTTTTTCATAATATAATGTAATCGTTATCGTAGGTTGTATCGCTTGTGTACTCCCCATCGTTTACTGAGTAATAATTGTTCGTATCTTGGTCGATAGTCTGATCGGTGCAAAATACTTTATCTTTAAATATAACGCTTGAGCCTTCTTTGATTGTTAAATCATAAAACCTACCCTCAGTTAAAGCAAGTGCTTGACTTAACACTAAATAGTTCTTATCCGTTGTTGTGCTTACGCTATATGTAACCTCTGCATTTGTAGAATCATCACGAAGTACCATACTTACATTAGTAGCATAATTTCGTGGTATAACCTTAATTGTTTGAGCATCGGTTGATGTAGTAAGGTGTATCATACCTATATATCGTAAAGTTTCTGAATTTTGTATATAAAAAAGGGGGCTTTTACACCCCCTCATATTTAACTAAACCAAACTTAATGAAAAAACTCTTTGCTAATATACAAAAAATTATGGAGTTGGGTTAATTGCCGATGATGAATCGTCAGTTGGTAGTGTTGCTACAAAGAATGGTGGGGCTGTTTCTTGAGCTGTAAGAGTAAGAGTGAATCCACTTAAATCTCCCATAGCTGCACCTGTAACAACTGTTCCACCTGTAACTTCGCCTCCATGATCTTTACCTACCAAAAAGCCGTTTCCGTTATAATCTTCAACAACGATTTGGGGTCGACCATGTGCTAAGAGCTTAATCTGCTCTTGAGTAGCTACATCTAAAAATGTAAATGTAACATTAAGGGTTGACTCATAAAAAGTAGTGCCATTTTCTCTTGACGAGTTAATAGCAGTTTCTAATGATGAATTGCCCTTGATTTCATATTTGTAAAAAGATACGCTATCATCTAAAGTGATTGTACCACTACTGTCAGTCAATGCTGCTGTGGTAGTTGTATAAGGTGCGAAATAAATGTTTTTCAGCCCACCTACACCACTCTTACATGGTAACGATCTTCCGTTTGATACTGCACAAGCCATATTAATTTTATTTTAATAAAAAAGGGTAGGTAGGCACTCGGCTTACCCACCCCTTTTAAGTTAGAGAATTATTGATTACGAATAAAGAACGATATCGCCACCAATACCATGTTGCACACCTGCTGTATAGCGCATAACTACACGAACATTCTGCGAACCATCAAGGTCAGCCATATCAATTACTTTGACTTCGTTTCTATCATCAAGCAATCCTGTACCAAAGTACAAGTTAGACTTCTGAGCAGCTACTGCTGTGTTGTCAGCAAGACCTTTAGCTACAAAAATGTTGATACCATCAAAAGATAGTTCTCCACCTCCGTACCATTGAGTTCCTTTGTTGTCAGAACCTGCTGCACCGATAGTAGCAACAAATCCACCCAAAGCTCTGATGTACGCACGAGCGATGTTAGAAGAAACATAGATAGTTAGATCGTCTTTTCCGTAAACAGCAGATGGGATCGCATCAACGATTTTTCCAAGCTCTGTAATTACGTTTGTAGATGTAACTGTACCTGCTGTTACGTCGTTAACGTCTGAATCAGCAGTCAATAGAGCTGAAAACCCATCAAAGTTACCCTCTCCTGCACTACCACTCCATATAGAAGTTTCAGTTGCAGCAGCTACCTCAGCAGCTACACGACCGATAACGTAGTCAGAAAACAATGGTGGCAACTCATCAAAAGCAGAGAATCCCATTTGGGCAGCTTCCCAATCAGAGTGCAATTCTTTCTTACATAGTTGTAAGTTTACTTGCAATTCAGTTGGTGTAAGCACTTTCTCAGTTAGAGTTAGTGTTGATGTAGTAGAGTCAAAGTCGCAATCAGCAGAACGAACAAGGTTCGCCATAGCACCTACTTTCATAGCAGCTTTGTACTTAACATTTGGTAAAATTGTGATAGCACCTTTGTCAAGTGTATCAGCACTTAATAAAGCAGCTCCGAGATACTTGCCTGCAAATTCCCCTGCATAGCTACTTCCTGTTATAGTTGGATTTGGCATTTTCTAAATATTTAGTTGTTGATTAATTTTTGCATTACTCGGTCAATCGTTCCTTGCTTTCTGTTTTGTGCAAATTTTAGATTGACTTGTTTTTTAGGTTCAGGGTTATGAGTGATCGCTTCGGTCGCAGGTGTTTCAGATAGTTCCTCTTTCACTTGCTCTTCCACTTCGCTCATCTCCTCTTTCTTTTCAATCATTGTTTTGATTTCCTCAACCAATGACTTTACTTCTGCTAACTCTTCTTTAGTTGCATACTTAGCTTCCACCTCTTCTTCAAGTTGCTCTTCAACTTCCTCAGATGCTTCTACTTCCTCTTCCTGTTCAGCAGATTTGATTTCGCCAATAAGACCCTCCTCAGAAACAACAAGGATTTGACCATCTTCCATTTGGTACTCGCCAACAGGAACAGCCACTTTCTCGTCATCTGTAAGTATAAAGATTTCCTTACCTGCTTCAAACGCTTCTGCTTCAAGGACAGTTCCGTTTTCGAGTTTCGCTTGTGCTAACTCTACTACTTGGGATTGCTCGATATTTTCTACGATATCAGCAGTATCTTCCCCAAGATAGGTTTTAATTTTACTTAGAATTTCTGTCGCTTTCATAATTATATATAGTATTTAAAATTTATTTTGCATTTTGATTTAAACTTTTCCTATCCCTTGCGCCCTGTGGCTGCCATCGCAACAGCTTATAGAGTATGTGTTATCCTCACATAAACACCCTCGTCTTGATCCTTTAGGGCTTGTCTTTGATGGTGTCTTAAATGATTTATGTATTTTTCGTCTTTTCATCCTTGACCTCTGTATTTTTTCTTATATAGCTTTGAACCTTTAATACTGCTCATTTTGGTTTTAGCGTGTACACCCTTTCTGCGTACCTTTGGCTTTAATACTTTTATGTAATCTATTTTTTTAGCCATCTTTCTTTGGGTGTCCTTTAGGTAACAAATCAAAATCCCCTGTGTATTTGGGATTCTGAGGTCTGCCATTTTTTACTAAATACAAAAACGCATTGACACGAGCAAAAGACCATTGAGAAGCACTTTTTACTTTTGGGCTGCGAGATACGTTAAATGCACCTAAACCACGCTGAAACACAGCTTTAAGCATACCTACGTTTACACCATAACCTAATTTGTCTTTGTACCTTTTATTGAAATCGTCTGACTTATTCTTTAAGGTTGCTTCGTCTTGTTTTGATACTTTAGCACCTCTTGTTGTAGATGCATCGCCTTTAGCTGTCCCCTTACCCTTTGGGCTTGGGTTTGGGGTGTCTGACTTAGGGGCTTTCTTAGAACGCTTAATACCACCACGCTCTCCCACCTCAGCCATCTTTACGCACTTACCATAAACTTTTTTGTAACCATCAGGACATTTTTTTAAATCTTCTTTTTTGTGAAACTCACAAGGCATATACCATGTTTGCCCCTCAAACTCGTGTTCGTGATAACCATCACATCCTAAGTCCTTGGCTATCTCTAATGCTTTTTCTTTAGTGTTAAAAGCAACCCTATCATCTATAATAGCTATGTTCTCATTGACTACCATAGACTCTAACTCTATTTCTCCTAATTCCTTTAACTTACTTTCAGACCACCTTTTACCTGCTTTACCACCCCACAGAAGATATGAGATAGTACCACACGCTTTAGTGTCGCTTTCATCGTAGTACTCTTCTGCTCTGCTTAGATATGAGTACATGCGTTTGATCGTTTCTTTTGAGATGGGCTTGCCCTGTGCAAGTTGTTGCGCTCGTATCTTACCTACATCAGTTGCGCACTTGTTATTTACTTTTTCGTTAAGTTCG